AAGAGAAGTTCTAACTTACGCTAAGAACCGCGCTAAGTGGTCTGCAGCTGAGGACTTCTGTGAGGACAGGCAGATGAAATTTTTAATCCTCACCGAAGAACACTTAGGAGTCTAAAATGGCACAAGGTTTTAAAACTATACAGAAAAACAAAACCTACACCAAAGAGAATACTCTATTTGAAAAAATAAGTAACGCAACTAACGGAGAAAAGAAAACACTATCTTGGTATAGATCTGCAGTAAAGCAAGCAGCATCTACATACAAAAAAGACATGAGTAAGTTCGTTCGAGACGAACTAGGATATAACCAAGATGAGAATGAACTTCGTAGGTATCCTAAACAAGGACATCTAATGATGTTTGAATACAAAGCAAAGATGAAGTACTTACCATACTATGATAAGTTTCCACTTGTGTATGTACTAAAGGCATCACCAACAGAATTCTTTGGAGCTAATCTCCACTACATGAGTCCAAAGAAAAGAATTTCGGCAACCAAAAAACTAATGGGAGGAAGAATTGATATTCCTAAACTATGTTTCCATAAATACTTACAAAACCATGTTGATGGTTTACTTTTAGATATTGCTATTGATGAGTGGGATACTGCTATCCTTCTTCCTACTGAAGATTTTGTGAGAAACATAGGTTCTACTGCTTTCCCTTATGATAAAGAACTTGTTTGGGAAGAGACCAATGAATCATACTACGACAGAATAAAAGGTCGTAGAGTCGTACAGAACTACTAGGAAAATTAATGGCAGACGAAACAATAGTTATAAAAGGTGGCAGACGAGGGAATAACGCACCTACAGAAAGATTATCTTACCCTAGAGAGGAAGTCTTCTATAATAACACAGACTATGTTATGTTTGAATTTTGGAGATATAAACCCCCCTTCGCTGCTAATTCAAAGGGAGGTGGACTCACAACTGTCACAGGCAAAGATGGAAAGAAAAAATCAAAGGCGGCAGCGGGTCAAACTGCTCTGAGTATCTACAACAATAGTAATCTAGACTTAGAGACATCTGGTCTTCCTTCTATTGTAATGTACATGCCAGAAGATATTGGTGCTGAGTATGGTGCTACCTGGGGTGGTAAAGGACTAACCAACAACCAAGCAGACATTTTGAAATTGTCTGGTTCAGCATTTAATGGCAGTGGACTTAGTGGTTTTGGGCAAGCGGCACAGGCATTAGGCAACTTCATGCAAAGAAGTTCAGCTTTAGTTGCTGATGGTATTGTTCAAGCAGTTAATGGAGCACCAGGATCAGGTGGTTCTAATGTCGGTATGAATGATGTTCTAGGTGGTGTTGGTGGTGTCATCCTAAACCCAAACACTGAGTTGATGTTTTCTGGTTTTGATCTTAGAGGTTTTGGATTGAGTTTCAAAATGGCACCACGTAATAAAAAAGAAGCAGAAGTAATTCGTGATATTATTACTACATTCAAACGTGCATCTCTCCCTGGTCTAGGTGCAGCTCCTGCGTTAGGTGGATTATTTGATGGAGATACTACTGCAGAGGAAAATGAAAACAGGAACTTCATTGATATTCCTAACCTCTGTACGGTAAGGTTTATGCATGGTCCAAAGGATCATCCATATTTGACTAAGTACAAACCACTGGCAATTACATCTGTTAAAGTGAACTACACACCTGATGGTCAGTTTGCTACATATGATGATGGATCTCCTGTTGCTACTACTATGCAGTTAGCATTCACAGAGAACAAACTTGTATTCAGCAACGAGATTACATACGGAGGAGCTTCTTACTAATGTATTTTAATTTACTACCAGACATTAAGTATGGTCAGAAACCTATCTCATATCCTTTTGGGGAGTCTGATTTCATCGTTGCAAAAAATTTGTTTCGTAGGTTTAAACTTAGCGAAGATTTCAAGCAGTATGCTGTCTACTTTCAAAAGTATAGGATCGCAGACTTTGAACAACCATGGTTCATTGCAGAAGAGTTTTATGGTAGTCCATATTATGACTGGGTTTTACTACTAACTAATAATATTGTTAACCCATTGTTCGATTGGCCAATGGAATCTAATACGTTGAGGAAATACATTGAAGGTAAGTATGAAGATCCTTACTCATCAATTAAATACTATAAGACTAATGAGATTAAAGATACTACTGGAATAGTAGTACAAAAAGCAGGCATGATTGTAGATGAAACATTCTATAACTCACCAGAATATATCGTAGATACTACATCAATTCTTCCACAACAGAACTTACCAAGGCAAGCAGAAGTAACTTTATATTCAGACTCGTATGCTATTACTGGTTTACAACTCTTCAGTAATGGATCAGGATATGAATCAGCACCAGAAGTTGTTATCTCTGGTACAGGAACTGGAGCAGTGGGAGAAACTACACTCGCTTCTACAGGATACATCAAAAGAATCAGAATTATCACTAGTGGTTTTGGGTATACCTACCCCCCAATTGTTACTCTTGGCGGTGGTCTAGCAGGTCAGTCTGCTACAGCAGAAATTACTAACGGAATGCTATCTAATATTGTTTTAGATGGTATCAAGTTTGATACTACGGATGCCAGTCAGATCTATGAATTTGGTGGTGGTACATCGATCGCTCCTAATGGATCAGGAACAGGATCTACTGGTGGTTTTGATATTGGCAGCACACATTTACGCTTCGGTGATTCTAGTGGCACACGTTTCGTGACACTGAATCCTGTTAATGCCACTGCTATTAATAAAGTTAGAGTCTATGCTGTGCGTGGTAATGGATCTAATGGTGGTGAGACTCCAGACGTTGTTGGTGTAGAAGATCTAAGAATTCAATACCAAGTTACGGATTCAGGTGTAGCACCAAACAATAACGAGTGGAATGATCTTGGTATTGTTATTGATGCAGTTACTAATGGAACTGGTACTGGTGTCCTTGATAACTATGACTTTGATCTTGGTGCAGAAGTACAACAACCTCATGTATACTTTAGACTATATCAGGAAGGAAATAGTGGAGCAGACTATGATCACTATGGTATCCTAAGTGTCAACTTCATCGGTGCTACTTCTACCAACATTGCTGACTCTACAATTACATTAACTACAAACCCACTGGAAACCAGTGTACCATCAGTTGCTGCCAGTGCAGAAGTTATTATCGGTAAACCTCTCGCTGGTATTACATTGACAAATCCTGGTTCAAATTATGGTGACGGCACTACCACTACTATTCAATTAGTTGGTGGCAATCCTGACGTTGATGCAGTACCAGACTTCCTATTAGGAACAGAATTTAAAGCAAATGTCATCGATGGTGGTAGTGCTTATAATAATGCCAGTGTTTCTTTCATTGGTGGTGGCATTGGAAATGGTGGAGACCTTGCTGCTAATGTTAACATCAGCAATGGTGGAGTAGTAGGTCTAAATTTCACCAACTTTGGTACAGATTATACTGATGCTCCACAAGCATTGATCAGTGCTCCCGATGCTCCTGTAACGTTCTCTGTGGGTGATGGATACACTGATGGAGTAAATGCATGGAAGTGGGATGGTAGTCAATGGGAAAGGCAGGTAACATTCGGTCTTAGATACTATGACACAGGAACTATGCTTAACGTATCTGTTCCTGGTAATGTAGCATCATATCCTGTTAGTGTATTTGAATACGAAGACGAACTAAATGAAAAGTCTAGAGAAATCTTTTTACTAAAACCAAAGTACTTAGAAGAATTTGTAAGAGAATTCAGAAAGCAAAGTAAGTACACTCCATCGTCTGACTTTATCTCAGGTAGACTGAAGAAGACTGGAATCTGATCAACTTTTTTAGACAAAAAAATGGGGGAAAAAATTTCCCCCATTCATCATTTTGAAAAACCCATTTTGTAGCAAGAAGATGTTGCTATTTTTGGATTCTTTTTCAACACTCTGTAAGCATGACCATGAACGTCTGTTTCTAAAGTAAGGTGTGCTTTAGTATGAACGACCTGAATCACCAGTAACATACCAAACAACGAAAAGTTGACCATAGTTACTGGATGAGTCAGAACTTTACCGAGAGTTTTAATCACTTAGTCGTTAGCAAGACGAGCGAAGTAGGACAGAGCATCATCGTCATCATTAGAAGATGAAGTGATGTCTGGTGAGTTGAAGTCAGCAGTGCTAGAGGAGACAGGAGCAGGATCATACTCTTCACTCTCTACGCTAGGAGCAGATGGTGTAGAAGTACCGAGAACCATGCTCATGCGATTCTCCAATTCTGTATAGGATTTGAACTGATCAGCACTAGTGTGGGATTCCAGCGAGTATGCTTGCTGCCATAGTGATTCCATCTCTTCATCATCAGCACTTAATGCTGAAGGTGCTGCGAATTCAGAACTATCATAGTTCCAGTAACCACCTACAGTTTTGATCTTCAGTTTAAAGTTAGCACCTTCCCAGAAATCAAAGACGTTAACTGGTGTCTCGTCTTGGAACTCAGGTTGCATTGCAGCAATCACTTTGTCGTGGATCTTCTTACCATACTTGTAAAGGAAGACGCGACCTTCGTTATCAGGATTAGCAGTGTCCTTAACAACATAGATGTTGCTGTAGTAAGACAACTTGCGCTTGCGATTACGTGCGATCTCTTTATCAGATTCTACACCGCTGTTCCACAACTTGTTATTAGCAGCACAAATGGGACACTGGTCACCATTTGTAGTCAAGCAGTTGTCGATCAACCACCCACCAGGACCTTGAAAAGCGTGAGAGTATACTTTTGCCCATGGAAGTGACTCTCCATCAGGAGCAGGCAGGAAACGGATAACGGCATAACCATTGCCACTCTTGTCGAGTGCTGGTTTCCAGATACGCTCATCTGCGCCACCTTCTTTAGTGGACTTAGTAAGTTCTTTCTGAAGGAAGTCGAAGTTAGATTGGGACTTGCGCTTCAGATCTGCGAATGACATGTTAGATTTGTTAGATTTGGTTTACGTGTCGGGTCTTACGCTCAATACTGTGCTGCCCAACAAAGATATTATAACAGGGTTTGGGGTGGGTGGCAACCCTATGTGCCACTTCGATTAGAGTCTGCCCTCGGCAACCTCTTTCATGTTCTCAACCTTCTTAATTAGTTTATTGAACATCTCATACATATCCTCTGTTGGTTCTCCACCTAAGAGTACAACAGATTCTTTCATGGATACTACCATGTCTCTTGCCTCTTCATCTTCAGACAAAGCAAGACGGGCATAGAATACTTTTTGTTTCTCAATCAAAGCGATGAGAGTCTCAAAGTATTCTATCTGCTTCTCTGTAGATAGAACAGGGAATGCATACATGGATCGCATACAGAACTGCTGAAGTTCTGCCATTTCTTGTAGGTCACCACGGACCATTTCGGATTTAAAGAAGTCGCTCATACCAACATCAGTTTAGCTCTACTTGTTTTCTTCATGTAGTTTAGTTTCTGTGCATCAAACTTTAGTTTTTCCTTTAAAGGTTTGCTAATAAGTTTGTTGACAGATTCAATTTCAATCTCATTAATATCGCAGTAGTGTACGACAGCATCAATATAATTCATATCAGAATTGTTCAACACTAGTTTTTCCACATCCTGCGAGAATCTCGCAGCGGTCATAAATTTATCCTCTAGTTTGTCTTGCATATCGTTCTTGGTATTCCGTGATGTACTCTTGAAGCTTCAAGAAGTATTCCTTCTTGGGGGTAACTACTGAAACTTGAACATCACTATTCTCACAAGCAACAATCGTCACTAGTTTCTTAACTGTAATATTGTACAACTCTTGCAAGCAACATGCATAGGCAGTCTCTTGCACATAATAATCATACAACCACGCTTCTTTTTTTGGTTCAGCAGAAGTTTTGAAATCAATAATGGCGAGTTCTCCGTCATATTCTGCGATGCAGTCAACACGACCAGCAACTTTAAGGAAATCAGAATATAACGCTGCTTCTTGTAGGTATACTTTATTTATCTTACCTAAAACATCCTTGCTGGCGTGAAACATTAACCAAGGGAGAGGCATGTCTTTATACTTTGTAGTGTCCAACTCATTGTTAATGTAGTCTTCTACTAGTTTGTGATAACGAGTACCTCTACCTGAAGCACGACTAGACTTTGCTTGTGCTGCTTCTTGACCAACTCTCTTACGCCACTTAGCAAGACCTGCTTGCTTCTTAGCATTGTTTCCAATCACTGTCGTGATAGATGGATACTGATTCCCACTAGGAGTGAGGTAGTATCTTTTCCCATCAATCATTTCAGCATTCATCTCAATGGGATCTAACCCAACATGATTAAAAATATGCATTAGAATCCCAAGTTTAGTTTAGCAATTAGATAGTTCTTGACAAGACCAGAACGAACGATGTCTTCAATACCATATTCAATCATGGCAAAGTCTTCTTCCATGCTGGCAATGATCTTTTGGAAGTCCAGGATGCCTGTCTTCTCATTGGTCTTCTGTAGGTCAGACTGATTAGAGTCACCACAGAACATGATCTTTGTATCTTGACCACAACGTGTCATAATCGAATCAAGTTCATGGAAGTTCAAGTTCTGACACTCATCAATGATAACAATAGAGTTGTCTAGTGTAGTGCCACGAAGGAAAGATGTAGACCAGAATGATACAGTTTCCTGTGACTTCAGATTTTCATACAACATTTCAAACGATGCATCGTCAGGCATCTCGAACATGTTTTGAACCATGTTCTTATATGGAATCTGATACAGAGATGCTTTATCTTCATGTGTTCCAGGTAGGAAACCAATCTCTCTCGTAGCAACCAATGAACGAACGATATAAACTTTTTCGTATGGTGTGTATTCATCTAACACATCTTTCAATGCTAGGAAAAGAGCTACGAAAGTCTTACCTGTACCAGCACAACCAGATGCATAGATGTTTTTACCCGCACCATACTGCTCAAACATTATACGCTGATTGTCTGTCAGTGGTTCAATGTTCAGTAAGTAGTCTGAATTGATTGGTTTCTTTCTACGCATCTGTTTGGCAGTCATGCCATTGATGTCTGGTTGTGTTTTCTTTCTTGCTCTAGCCATAGGTTACCACTCCACCTGCGATCCAGGCATTTTTGCCATTTTTTTCATGTGTTCTGACCATCCAGGATGAGTCTTGTTCATTTTGTTACGCCAGTCTCCGACTTCTCCGACACCAGCACAACCTTGTGACCAATCTTTATCCCAGTCAGGATTAGTAAGTCTCCACTGATCATACTGACGCATAGTCAAGTGAAGTTCTTGTGTTTCTCCTGTCTTTTTATTTATTACGGGGTAAGTAGGCATTAGTTCCACTCCATTGCTTCTGATACGATAGGAAATTGTTCACGGAAAATATTTTTACATGCTTCCGCAATGTCCATGTGTTCTTTTTGTGTTCCGTTAGCAGAACGCAGATCTATATAATGAATCCACGAACGAACTGAGCCTGTCATAAAAATGCGAGTGCCAACAGCCAAAGGAAGAACAAAACGGGCGCACTCTTTAGCAACCCCTTGACGCAGTAACTCGTTATAGATATCAAGGCTCTCGGCAAAATGTCGAGCAATCGTCCCTTGTAATACAAGTTTCTTTTCGAGGCTGATATCATCCACTGAGTTCTGTCTATTCTTGAGATCTTGAGATCGAAGATCTGGGACAGGTATCTCATTACTAAGGAGATTCGTGTCTGCATATCGTTGAGAAAATTCTTGATATGTGAAACTGCGGTGTCTTAATATTTGCGCTGCGATTCCACGGGTAGTATTTATCTCAAGAGTCATGTGTGCTTGCTCAAACACTGACCAATGATTATGTTTAATGCAATACTTAAGTAGTCCAGCAATCTTAGGATTGTCTTGGTTGTTAGGATTACTTACGCGAGCAACATAACCCATAGTCTTCTCAGCATCAGGAGTAACAGATACTAATTTAACATTCATACTATGCTTGTTCCTTATTGAATAGTTTACGACACTTTTTAACTTCTTTGAGTTCATCTTTAATCATCTGATAAGCATCTTCAGGTGATAGTTTCTTTGCCATTTCCATAGCAGTGATGATCTCGACTCTTGTTCCGAAGTGCTTGAGTGCTTCTTCAAAACAATTTAACTCTTCATACATTAATCGGGATCTCCATCATCATCATATTGTTCACCATATGTATATTGTGAATCATCAGTCTTTATATAAGAAGCAGGGTCTGAGTAGATCTCTGCCTCTAAAGCATTACATAAAGATCTTAAATTTTTATAGATTGATTTTAATCTTTCTCTCTCCATGTCAGATACTCTTTTATGTCTCCCCAGTATAGCACGTAGTGCTCGCTTTCGTCTATGCCTAGAGCAAGTTTCTTCATCATGCGGTGCCTCCCGTCAAGGAGTAAGTATGGGTTTCCATATGGGTTCGGACCATCTTTAACAATCACTCCAGGGTAACTAATGTCTGCATTAAAATATCTATCACCACCACAGCAAGTACATTGTCTTCCTGCATATTTTGGGTAATGATGTTTACCTACCCATGCTATATCCTTATTAGATACTATTTTAATTTCTGGTACTAAGTGTTTAAAGTCTTTAGAGTCCAGGTAGTTTCCCACGTCACCCTCGCCATGATTCCATTGACCAGCAAAATAACTATAGTTAAAATTATATAAAAAATTTTTATAATCTTGCATAAAAAAAGAGGGTCAAGCGACCCTCCTATTTATTTTGGGTGATCACTTAGTGTAGGTCTTGCCACGATAGCAGTAAGTGCCATGTGGTGAAGACATCTCTACACAACGAGTAGAATACTCAACACCACGATATGAGGTATGAGAGATCTGTGCGTTGTGAAGTGCAGCTGCTTTTTGAA